TTATCCCAGCTTCCCGTAGAGGATCAGGGACTGGATGTAGTTCTGGGCCTGCTGGCTGGTGAGGCCCAGGGCCTTCAGCTGCTGCTCATCGGGGACCACCCCCGCTTTCAGCAGCAGGGCAGCCGCGTCGGCCTGTTGCTCCTGCTCCCGGTCCTGCCGGCTCAGCTGCTGCTTGGCGTAGGCGGTGAACTGATCCTGGGCCGTCTTTTTCGCGGTGAAGGTGGGCTCCCCTTCCAGTTCACCGGTGACTCTGGCACGGCTGAGCTCGTAGTTTTTCTGCCACTGCTCCAGGGCGGTGCGCTGCTTTTCCTGGCTCTCCTGCCAGTCTGCGTCCCACTGCCGGAGCTTGATCAGCTGGGTCAGATAGTCCTGCCCCACCTGCAGCAGGGCGTCGGCCTTTTCAAACTCGCCTTTGGCTCTGAGCTCCGCGATCTGTCTCGCGGTGTCGGCGGCAAGCCGGGTCCGGGCCTCCCGAAATTGTGCCCGGTTCTGCAGGGCCGCGGCCTGAATGGCCTGATACTGGGCCTGTCCGATGCCGCCGCGGTCGCCTCTTGCCTCGGCATAGAGGGCGGAATTGTCCAGCGCCCGGGCGGCCTCGGCGTCGCTCTGGCTGCGCTGGGCCTCCAAAGCCTTCGCGCTGTCTGCGAGGTTCTGCCGCAGGGCCGCTTCCTGCGCGCGGGTGGTCTCGTCGATCCGCTGCTGCTTTTGGGTCTCAGCGGCGGTTTTCCACTGATCCAGAAGATTTCGCATCCCCTCGGCGGGGGTCTGCTGCGTCTGTTCCCGGGTGATGCCGGAGGCGATTCTCATGGCCTTCGCCGCGGCCTGGATGCCGGTTTTAAGAGACATGCTGCACCACTCCTTCCAGGTCCTCAATCCGGTGGTTGGCCACCTTCATCTGCTCCTCCAGCACCGGAAGCCTGCGGGCGAAGTTGTTGTGCTCCGCCACCCGGTTTTCCAGCTGCTGGAGGCGAAAATTCACCAGCTTGGAGCTGACGACGATGCCGCCGAGACTCCCCGCCAGAGTGCCCAGAAGGCTCAGGATGGCCACAAAGATCGTGCTGTCCATCACACCGCCTCCCCTCTCTGCTCCAGCAGCAGGTTCCACACCGCGCTGATGGCGGCGCTGAGGGCGGCGGACACCGCGGGGCTCAAAAGCACCCACACCGCGCCCCAGCTCTCCGGCCAGCCGCCGGAAAGCAGGGTGCAGACCGCCGGGATCAGCACGCCGAAAAAGGCCTGAACAAAGGTCTTCCCCGCGCGGATCATCCAGTCTCTCATGGTCTCGCCTCCAGCTTTTTCGCCCGGAGCACCATGGCCGCCACCTCGGCGCGGGTGGCCTTGTCCTCGGGTCTTGTGCCGTCGGTGATGCCGAGCTTCTTCGCCTCGGCCCACTCGCCGGACTTCTCATACCATTTGGGCTGCGTGTTCTTCTCCTCCAATCTCTCTTTGAACGCCCGCCACTGGCTCTCATCCCGGACCCAGGGCTCGGGGCAGATCTTCCAGCAGACGTCGTAGTGCCGCACCACGTGGCCTAAGTCGATGCCGTAGCGCTGCATCAGCATCTTCACCAGGGTCAGGGCGTTGGTCACCGTCTCCGGCTCCAGATACCAGTTTCCCCGGCTGTCCTTCTTGCAGCACATCTCGATGCCGATGCTGTTCCGGTTGCAGCACTTGCCCCAGAAGGGCGCCCGGGCGCCGGAATAATCCACGCCGCAGTGGCCGGCGCTCTCCTGCAGCGGGACGCTGCTGACCACGGTGGTCTCGTCCACGAAATAGTGGGCGCTGGCGCCGAGATTCGCGGTGTTTGCGAAGTATTCGCCGTTGTTCTTCGCGGTGCTCACGGCGCCCACGTAGTGCAGCACGATATACTCGATCTTCTGCCCGTAGCGGCTCCACCGGTTGGTGGGGTGGGCGGGCATGTTTAACATTACCAGACTCATGTGTTTCCTCCTTCCTCCAGTGATCCGGAGTATTGGTATCCATCTTCCGCGTGTGCCGGGATGGATTCATCGTTCATGGTCGTTCCGCGTCACCAGGTGATCACAACGCGATACGTTCCCGCGCCGAGGAAGTAGCTTGCGGATTTGTAATAGAGCGTTTTCCCGTTGTGCCAAAACTTCCCGACGCCGCCGATACCCGTTGTGTTATCCGTTGAGTTCGGCGGGTAATAGCACGGCAGTGCCTGAACCCTGGTCTCTGATATTTTGCGGCTCCCGCATCCATAAACCTTGTAGTCACCCGTTGCAGGCAAATTTGCGTTATTCTGCGCCAGCGCACAGTAATCGTCATAATTCACCAAAGCGGATGGTGTTTCATTGCACATCGCCACGCAGAAATTCGCATCATCTATGTGCGCGTACGCCTCGTCTGACAGCGTTCCGATGGTGATGTTGGTGGAGCTATGCGCTGCAAGCGTAAACGTAAGGATCTGGCAGTTTGCCGCACCGCCGCTGTGCGTCCCCGCCACGCCGAAGATGGAAACGCCGGATTTGATGTTCCCGGCGGCAAGATTCGCGTCGCCCTTGATGGTCTGCGCGCCCTCCAGATACTGCCCGGCGGCAATCGTCTGATCCGCCGTGCCGGGCGTATAGGTCTGGGCTGCCTTGCGGGTCACAGCGGAACCCACATAGTCTGCCGGGATCCCGCCGACCGTCACGCTCGACAGCACCTTTCCGCTGTCAGGCGCAACCGTCTGCGCCGATTCGGAGGGCGCGACCGATTTGGTCTGGGTCGGCTTCTCCGGATCGGTATACTGCACAACGATGTCGCCCTCGCAGTATTTGCCGCGGGTTTCCAGCGTCTTCGTGCCGCTGGCGTCCATCGCCGCAACGGAAGAACCCTTGTAGGAAATGGTCACGTCCGGCATCAGCTGACACCTCCATCATAGACGGGCAGATCCGCAAGCGTGAGATAGCCCTTTTCCACGACCCACGCCTCGGTCGCGTAGCCGGTCATGCTGGGGATGGGCGTGGATGCCGGCAGCGCGCCAACATCGGCGGCGGACAGCGTGACTGCCCCGGTCTTGCCGTTGACGCTGGTGACAGCGCCGCCGGTGCCGCCGCCTCCGCCCTGCTCCAGCGCGGTGATCCGCTCCCTGGCCTCGCCGTCCACCAGCTCATAGGTGGTGTTTTCGTACTTGATGTACTTTTTCTTGTTGCTGTCGTTTGCCATGGATCATCCCTCCCATCCCTGGGCGTCGGTGAAGTAAAAGCCGGAGATGAAAAACCAGCCGCCGTCCGCATAGTGTGCCCCGGCGGTGCCGGAGTTGTTATACAGGCGCACCGTTCCGGCGCGGAGCAGCGTCGCGGAGGCGGCGACCATCTGTCGCCCGGTCACATCCTGATAGCTGCACGTCATCGCCTGCTCCGGGGGCATTTTGTCCGCCGCGGCGGGCGGCGCGCCGGTGACGGCAAAATCGGCATAGCCGAAGGACTCCAGCCTCGCCTTGCATTTCAGGCTGAAATGCACGACGCCCAATGCGGCATGATACAGGAATTTCTGCTCCGCCACCTGATCGGTGCTGACGGCCGGTGTGACGGTCACGCCCTCGGAAATATCCGCCCAGCCGCCCTGCAGATTCTGCAGCGCCGCATATACGCCGCCGGAGGACACCGCGTTGGCGCTGTTTTCCGCGGGCGCGGCGTCGATTGTGACCGCCGCCGGGATGTTCGGCCTGTCAGACAGGTCGCTGTAGCTGCCGGAGACCGCCACCGCGGCCAGACCTGCAAGGGGGTCCTGCACCGCGCCATAGACCGAGTCCGGATGCGCAGCGGCGGCAACCGCGATCTCCTGCGCCTTGCGGATGTTCTCGGCGGTGACGCCCACCGGGTCGCCGTGGGTCATGCGTCCAGCGTTCAGCGCAGAAACGTTTTCAGCGGACGGAACGAACGTGGAACCGTAAACCGAGACATTTTCCCGCCCAAGCATGGCGAGAATGTATTGCGCGATCACATAGGTGCTGATCAGTGCCGGGAGCCCGGCCTGCTGGTGACCGTGGTCGTCCTGGACCATATGCCCCCGATCGCCCAGCGCATCCAGCGCCGCGTCCATCCGCGCGAAGGCAATGCCTGCACCGATCGGGATCACTCCATCAACGCCAAGGCGGTCACTTACATATCTCATAGCCTTGCGCATTCTAAAATAAGATGCCAGCGTGTCTCCGGTCGATTTCTCGATGAAGGAGAGCCACTGCCCCGTCAAAAACGTGAAGGTACCGCCGATCTGCGCCTGAAGCACGCTCAGGAATTCCTGTCCGGGCGTGATGTTCTGCTCCATCATGCTCTGTTCCATCTCGTCTGCCGCAATGGAACCTCTGCTTTGCATATACACGACGTCCCAATCACAAAACGCCAGGATCTTTCTCAGTGAGTAACCCGCGATCCCGGTCCCGGCATAGCGCGACCAGTGATCCGCACCCGGACGCCAGAGATGGAAATTGTCATAGTTCTGGTCGTTTTGGTACAGCTCCAGGTGTTTGATCGCGCCGCAAGACGCGGTATACGCCACGCCGTAGGTGATGGCATAATCCGGCAGCAGTTCATTCAGCACCGGGGGCAGGTAGGCGAAGGCGTCCTGCGAGAAGCTGTTGCCCAGCACGAGAATGTTCAGTTCCTTCTGCGCCGTGATATTCCGGATCACGGCGTTTGTCATCGCGTCACGGTGGCAGCTGAACCGTACATATCCGTCCACCGGCATGGTGAATCGGAAAAGCTGCGGGCTGCTGTTCCGGCCGGTGCCGGCGACAGAGGACGCCTGGATATACGTCCTGCTCCCGTCGTAAACGGCAGCGCTGGCAATCGTCGCGGCGTTCGCGAACCCCTTCACTTCCAGTTTCGTGCCCTTGGGGAAGTACAGAAATGGTGTGCACAGATAGTTGTCCGAGCTCTGCCCGCTGCCGTTGGCATAGCTCACAAAGCCGGGGACGGTCATGGCATTCACCAGATTGTAAAGGCCGCTGCCGTTGGCAAGGGCGGTGTGGACAACATCCGTGTCCGCCTTTCCGGCCAGTGCGGTATAGACGCCGCCGGAACTGACCGCTTTCCCGCTGTTTTCCGTCGGTACATCGTCGATGGAGATGGTGCCGGCGGCCTCCACGGCCTTCAGCTCCAGCACATGGTCCACGGAGCCGTCCACGACCATGCCGTAGTTTTTGCCGTCCGGTCCGGCTTCTCCCGCCGGTCCGCGCTCGCCCCGAGGGCCCGGCTCCCCCTGCTCGCCCTGGGGGCCGACAAGGCTGGCCAGCCACTGTGCCTCCGTGCCGTCAAAGCCCAGAGACACCGCCAGATCATAGGCGCTCTCGCCGGCGTCGCCCTGCATGCCGTGAAAGACCAGATACCGAAGCTCCTCCAGATTCGCGGCGATCACCGGGCGCCGGGTGTCGATCTGCGCGGAGAGCGTCGGCCGACGGGTGGAGATGTTCACAGAGAGAGGATCCATCACAGTTCCTCCTCCGACAGGGCGTCCAGCACCCGGAGCTGCTCCATGGTGTGGGTGCCGATCACATCACCGCCCGAAAACTCTACGCGCACGTCCACCCGGATGGTATCGCCGTCCTCCAGGGTGAAGGTCTCAGCCTGGGTCACCGGGACCAGAAAGACGCCGTTGGCGCTGTCGAAGACCACGTCGTCGGGGTACACCTTGCGGATGTCCTCGCTGACCATGAATTCCACCGACTCGATCAGAAGAAGATCCCGCTCCGAAATGGCCTCACCGTCGATGGAGACCCGGATCGGAAGGGCGTAGGCGTCGCCCTGCTTGATGGCGTAGCTTGCGTCGCTCATGCGCTTTCCACCTCCGGCCCATTGCAGAAATACCATCCGGAAACACAGACCGTCGCCCCCTCCAGCGCCTCCTCAGAGGAGATGCGCAGACGCAGCGCATGGCCGCTGATGCCGTTCCGCAGACAGGCGCTGCACCCGCTCAAATGCGTGTTCAGCGGCACGGATGGCAGGAGCAGCTCCACCGGCGGATAGCCGTCCTGCTCCACGTTGCAGACGTCCCCGGCCTCCGTGGTGCACCAGAGCTGCAGCAGGAACACCATGATGCCCAGCGGACGGGAATAGAAATAATGCTTTGCGGACACCTCCACCGCCGAGCCGGCGGCGGGGGTGAGGGTGATGGCGCTGCTGACGTCCTCCCAGCCTGCGGCTGCGCCGGGGGCGAGCTTTGTGTCGGTGAGACTGCCGTCCGGGATCTGGCCCAGGGTCACGCCGGCCACGGCGGCCTCCAGCGCGGAGATGTCCGCTCCGTGGCTCTGCACCGCCGCAGCCGCGTCGTTGACTGCCGGACGGAGCTGCGTATTCACATAAGCGGCAAGCTCATCATGCAGGCACTGCAGATCCTCCCGCACCCGGGCCTCGTCCGGCTCGTAGGTGGGAAATGCCTCGGCGTCACGCCATGTCTTGGAAAAGGAAAATTGTTCGATCGACATGCTGTCCTCCTTTATCGTTGTCTTGCGCGGAAGGTGTAGAAGATCTGCGCGGAGATCAGGGACAGATCCGCCCCCGCGTCGCTGTTGGATAGCTTCACCCGCAGATGGCGGATGTTGTGATAGCCGGGTCTGCGCCGGGCCACAAACGCGAATTCGTGCCGCGACAGATCCCGATAGGCCAGATTGCGCGGCGAGACCCGGTAGGACTGGCGGCAGACCAGAGGCGTGGGGTCTGTGCGGCTGCCGTAGTCACAGGTGTATTCGATCCCGGTATTCGTCGTGTGTCCGCCCCGGGTGGTGAACAGCATGCTCCGGATGTTCTTGAGCCGGTCGCAGCTGCCGAAGTTCCGCGGCGGCAGGACGCAGACCTTCTCGATGCCCGCGCCGAAATCCGCATAGCACCGCTGAAACTCCGCCACCGTCCCCTCCGGCGTGATCTCCCACAGCCGGTCCAGCTCCGCGACAAAGGCCGCGCCCCGGATGCCGGTGTGGGAAAACCAGCTGGGATCCTCACGGCTGCTGATGGAATAGTTCCACTCCCAGGCCTTCTCGCCGCTGCCGATCAGATACTTCGCGCCGGTGTCCGCCGACCAGAAGGAATCGGGATCGGCATCCTGCAGAAGCTCCAGCAGGCCGGGCTGGCCGCTGCTGCCGTCGATCTTGGCGCTGAGACGCAGGATGTTGTTCTCATAGGCGGCGCTGCTGTCCTTCAAAAGACAGACCCCGTGCTTTCGGCTGCACCAGACCAGATTGTTCTCCACCAGCTGAATGGTGCGCGGCAGATCGCAGCCGAGATCCGAATTGATGCGGGTGTAGTCCATGGTGATCTGGGTGCGGCCGCCGATCTCCTCCGTGCCCATGACCGCTCGGCCCACGCTCCGGGGCTGAAAGATCACCAGAAAGTTCTGCTGCTTGCCGAAGCCGGTGATGGCGTCCGCCGCGTCTCCGGCCAGGTTATAGTGGCTCATGGGGAAATAGGTGGGATCCATGGCCGCGTGGGTGTTGCCCGACCAGAAATAGGCGTTGGGCTGGGCCTCGCAGCCGCCCAGGACGATGCACAGCTCCTGGGCGCCGCCGAATACCGCCATGCGGCTGCAGGACATGATGCTGTTGTATGCGTCTGCATTGGCCTTGTAGTACATGATCTCCACATTGTTGATGCCCGCCGGCGGCGCGGCGCTGAGCTGGAAAACCACCTTGCCCTGCTCAAAGCTCCACCTGTCACCCCGGGACCAGGTGACACCGTTCACCTTGACGGAATAAACGCTGTCCGCGTCATCCACCGGCAGGGTGTAGACCGAGACGTCGGTCTGGCCGCTGTAGAGCACGCGCTTAAAGCCGCTGAGCCGATTCTCCGGCTGATAGGGATCCCCCGCGCCGGTGGACGGGTCAGTATTCATCTGCACGATGGGGATGTAGACCAGCCCCGGTGTGTCCTGGATGGGGCGGACCGTGAAGCTGTCAGACTCCGGGAGATAGGCGATGCGGATATAGCTGCCCCGGGTCTTGTAGAACAGATACTGATCATACCGGGCAAAGTCGCCGGGGACCCGCTCCAGATAGTCATAGAGGATGTGAGCCGTGCCAATCGGCGCTTCCGCCTCCGGATCGGACTCGATCTCGGCCTTCCAGGCCACCAGACAGATCCCCGCGTGGACGACCATCCAGCCGTGCCACAGCCGCGCATAGCTGCGCAGGACGGTGCTTCTTCCGAGACTGCCCACCTGCACCTGTCCCCTTCTGGAGCAGAGGGCGCCGTCCTGCCAGACAAGGTTCCGGATCAGCGGGCTTTCATTGGGCTTCAGCTCAAAGTCCAGATCCCGGAGGTTCATGCCGCCGATGAGATTTTCGAAGGTCAGCACGTACTCCGTCTTTGGATCCGGCAGGCTGTTTAGGTTCACATAATTTATATTATTGTAAATCTTCCCGTACTTAGACATGGAGCGCCTCCCACTGGTAGGCGTCGGCGACCACGCTGCGGCGGGGCTGGGGCTTCCGGTAGAGGCTCAGCAGCTGGGTCTGCCACTCGTTCATCAGGGTGGCGTAGGCAAAGGCGTCCTCGTGGAGCAGCAGATGGGCCGCAGCGTAGTACGGGATGGCCCGGTGGGTCTCCGGGGCGTTGTCCAGCAGCAGGTCGTCATTGGGGAACTTTTCCCCCGGTGCGATCCGGTCGGTGACCCGCTCCGGGCGCCGGTAGTATTCCAGCCAGACCGCGCCGCCCTCGAAGTCCGGCAGGAGGATGTGGCGCTCGTCCAGCTGCAGATAGCGGGTGTCATAGCCGCCGCTGCCGCCTCTAAGCACCAGCAGCCCGCCGGGGATCTGCTCCATGAGATCCTCCGGCAGGGTGAAGCGGGCCATGCCGTCCTGGGTTTTGCCCTTTTCCGGCAGCAGCTTTTTCGCCGCCCGGATCCGTCTCGGCCCCGCCGCGATCAGGCACTGGGCGTCATCCACCAGCTCCGGCAGACGCAGCAGCGCGTCCGCCTGGTTGTTGTAAGTCTCCGGGATGGGCTCACCCGCCAGGGAGTACTGTCCCATCAGCCGCAGCGCCGCGTCCCGGATTTGACCGTAAGTCATGAGATTCCTCCTTTGTCATGCGGGGCGCAATGCGCCCCGCACCGTATAAAAACCTCGAAGTCTCAGCCGATGTTCAGCACGCCGTCGCCCACGGCGATGGGCTTGTTGCTGCTGTCGGTCTCCACCACGCGGATGCGGGTGTGGCCGTCGGCGGGGGTGATGGTGGTCTCCGCAGCGGCGGTGAGGGCCGTCCAGGCGGAGGTGGTGATGGCGGTGCCGTAGGTCACATTCGGCAGACCGTCACCGTCCGCGGCGGTGGCGTAAAAGCGCTTGGCGCCCTCCATGGGGGTGAGGATCACCAGCTGGCTGTCGCCCGCATCACCGGCGGCGGTGGTGAAGTCCAGCCCCTTCAGCACTGCCTGGGCGCCGTGGTAGTAGACGCCGCTGCCGCGCTCGTTCAGGACGAAGCAGTCGTAGATCATGCGGCCCTCCACCAGCCAGCCGGAGACGCCGGGCGGGTTGGAGTGGATCTTGTAGTCCTCCAGCTGCTTGGGGGCGGTGGCGGCCATGGGGTGGGCGATCAGGAATGCCGCGCCCGCGGGCATGCGGGTGTTGGGCACCTTCACGATCTTGCAGCCGTCCACCTCGCCGATGACGCCCTTTTCCAGCATCTGCTGGCTGCGGTCGCCGTACTTCATGAAAGCCGGATCCTGCTTGAGCAGATTGGCGAAGCGATAGGTGCAGAAGCACACGCGGCCCTGGTCGGGGACGTTGGCGTTGCCCAGCTTCTCCATGCCGTTGAGGAACATCTCATAGGCGTTGGCCTTGGTGATGGCGGTGGTGGCGTAGTTGCCGCGGGCGGTGGCCTCGGCGGCGAGGGTCTTGTAGACGTAGGAGTCGAACTCCGGCACCCAGACCTCGCGGATCTGGCGGGACAGGGCCTTGCCGGCGTCCGAGGCCATCTCGCTCTGGAGCTTGTCGCCCTTGTCGATGATGAAGGTGAAGGCGCGGTCCTTCTTCACGGTGAGCTCCTGGACGCTGCGGGCCAGATCGTCGGGGGTGCCGTAACGGCTGGTGCCGCTGCGCTGATAGTCCGTGAGAGGCACCACGGGGATGGAATAGACGTTCACGGTCTTGACGCCGGTGAACGAATAATCGTTGTTGAGCGCCAGCATGGCCTGAGACTCCCTGCTGAATCGCTCGTCGATGGTTTTGCTGTACTTCTGGGCGAGATTTCTTCCGCCTGCCATTCAAATCATCCTTTCGTTGTCAGATATGTTGTGTTGTTTACCAGCTCTCGAAGCCGGCGAGGAAGGGATCCTTTGCCTTTTCCTGCACGCCGGAGTCCGCCACCGGCTGGATCGGGGCGCGGCGGGCGGCCTCCTCGTTCTGGCGGTAGACCCGGTTTTCCTCCCGGAGCCGCTCCAGCTCCGCTTTGGTCTCCTTTTCCGCGTAGCTGCGGTAGGCCTCGGTGAGGGGAACGCCCTCGTCCACCGCCATGCGGGTCACGTCGTCGGGCAGGGGCCTGCCTCTGAGCTCCGGGTGGGCGCGAAGCAGCTCCGAGACTTCCGAGGCGTAGTCCCTGGCCTTCGGCGGCTCCGGCGGGGCTGTCGGTTCCGGATCGGGTTCCGGCTGCTTCGGCGCTTCCGCCTGCTCCGGCTCCAGATCCTCCTCGGTGGGGATCAGGTTTTCAAACGGTTCGTCCATTGAGCTCCTCTCCTTTACAGTCTCAAAAGCGCGTTCTGGGCGGTGCGCGGCAGCTCCTCAAACCGCTGCTGCAGATTCTGGGGCAGCTTCTGCAGCCGCTTGGAAACATCCAGCTCCGCCCCCATGGTGTGGGCGCTGGACTGGATCTCCGGCTGCTCCGCAGGCAGCTCCCGCATGCGCTCCTTCAGTTCCCGGATCAGCTCCGCCTTCTTCGGCACCAGCTTCTCCGGGATCCGCTCCAGATAGCTGATCACGTCCAGGGTGCCTTCCCTTCGGAGGTTGTCCAGAGTCTGCACCATGGCGATCTCGCTGAAATAGGTGGTGGCGCCCACGTTGGCTTTCACGTTCAGGTAGAGGTGCTTGAACTGGGTGAAGTCGAAGTCCTCCGCCGTGCGGCGGGTCACCAGCTCGGTGACGATCCGGCCCGTGACCGGGTCCAGCCGGGGCGCGCCGGTCTCATCCAGAACCGGCTCCTCAAACTCCCGATCCCGCACCAGCGGCCGCTTGCCGTAGTAGGTGCCCATCATGTCCAGCAGGATGGCGCCCATGTCCTCCACCCATTGATAGAGCAGGGCGCGGGTGTTCTCCATGGGCACCTCGGCGTTGGACTGCAGCACCATCAGGGCCGAGGTGTTGTCCGGCTTCGCCGCGCCCATCTGGACGTCGGTGGCGCCGAGGCATTCCTTCGTATACTCCATGGCCTTGTCGATGGCGTAGAGGATCTGGGCACTCATGTCCGCCGGCTGGAGATTGGCCGCCACCTGCCCGATGCTCTGGCCGGGCTGGAGGCCCCGGACGCCGATGGCCTGGCCGATCTCGTTGTCCCACTGACCGATCAGCTCCTGGTTGTAGACGGTCTTGGGGAAGCCCATGAGCTGCAAGTGGCGCATGACCATGGCGAACATGGAGTTGATGAAGATCTGGTTGGGGATGATGCCCGTCACCAGCGCCCGGCCGTGGTACTGGTTTTTCTGCCGCTCCCAGTTGCCCCAGGCGATGGGATAGCGGCTGAGGCCCGTGTCCACGTCGGCGAAGATCACGGCGGTGCGGGTGGCCTTGGTCACGTGGACGGTGGTCTCAAAGCTGCCGTCGGGGTTCTTGCGGCGCTTTTTCTCATAGAGATACACAAACAGGCACTTGCCGTTCTCCGTTCCGTGGAGCTCATGTCTGCCGCCGCTGGCCGCCTGGCCGTCGGTCTCGGAGTCCGGGCGAATGTCGCTGAACTCCCCTGCATAGCCGTAGCGCTTCTGCTCTTCTTTCAGTCTCCCCACGGTGTCGCGGCCGATGACCAGGATGTAGGGCTGCCGCTCCACCTCCGGGGTGTTGGGGTTGCCGAACATCACATTGATGCCGTCCACCAGTTCCATCTGGATCTCGCCCCGGTAGGCGCCGAAGGCTCCGCCGTAGGGCATGGCCTCGGGATCCCAGTAGAAGTGGGCGCAGTAGTCGCCGGTCTGGGCCGCGTCGAAGAGGGCCTCGCGGATGCGGTAGTCCATCTTGAATTTGGAAAACAGGTTCTCCACCTCGGCGGTGGCGTAAACGCTGGCGTCGGTGCCGGGCTCCGCCAGATTGGTGCCGTCATAGTAGCTCAGCGGCTCGTAGCGCACGGTGACGGGGCTGGCCGTCAGGGACGCGACGAAGAGGCTCGTCACGCGCTTGATGATGTTGAACACCGGCTTCGGCAATGCCGCCATGGCGCGGGTCTGGGGCAGATTCCGCCACTGGTTGCCGCAGAAAAACTCGATGTTCGTGTTGACTGTGTTGTACTGGCTGGGGCTCAGGCCGCTGTTGTAGGCGCGGCCCTGCTCATAGAGCTGCCAGGCGCGGGTCACATGGTCCGCCATATCATTCCTCCTCTCCCGGCGCGTCGCCGTAGGCGATCTCCGGGCTGTAATGCATCAGGGTGCGGAAGGCCTCCTGCTCCTGCAGCAGCGTGGGCTTCGGCGGCTCCGGGGGCGGTGCCGATCTGCGGCGTCTGCCGATCAGCACCCCCAGAAGCAGCAGCTGCGCCGCCACCAGCGCGCCCAGCATCCCAAGTAAAAAGGCTGTCATAGGTTCCTCCTTTGTTGAATGGATCGTGGATAGTGAAGTCGAAGATTCAATTGGAGTTTATCTGCCTGACCCAAAGAGTGTCATTGCGAACCAGTGACCGACGTCACTGGTGTGGCAATCCGTTCTCTTGCAGTACAGACTGTTTATTTAAAACAATGTTGGGCGAATCCGTTTGTTCTCAACGTTCTGCTAGCTTCTAGTCCACCGCCGGGGGATGCGGATTGCCACACCAGTCTGCGGACTGGTTCGCAATGACAATTTTTTCACTCTGTTCGATAAACTACCATTTTACTGAACCCACTTCCTCCACTCTATTCATACACATCGTACATACCGGGGTCGCTGAAGGCCTCGGCGGCCTCGTCTCTCTGCGGCGTCGGCGCCTCGCCGCAGGCATGGAGCAGGTAGCTCAGGGCCTGGGTGGAGCTGTCCACCATGTCGTCGTGGGCGGCCGCGGGGAAGGCCGTCCACTGGTCGATATACGCCGCGAGATTCTCCATCCGCTCCGGCAGCCAGACGTGCCCCGACTCGATGGCGGCACTGACGGCCTGAACCCTCGCCACCTTGCCGCCGCGAGGGTTCACGGGGATGCAGAACAGTTCCCGCTGCAGCACCTCGATGATGGCGGGGCCGTTGGCCTTGTCCTCGATGAGCACCCGGTCGGCGGCGGGAAATCTCGCCTTCACGCTTCGGATGGCTCTGAGCGTTTCACTGAACCCCATCTGCCGGTTGAGACAGTAGCGCAGGTAATAATTCGCCCCCACTTTGGCCCAGACCGTGATGGCCACGAAGTCGCTGGTGCTGAGACCCTTGAAGGCCGCGTCCACGCTGATGAGCTGCGTGCCGGAAAAATGAATCTCCTTCGGGTCGTAAAACCGCCACCAGCTGCGTTTGATGAGGCTCCCCTCCTCCGCTCGCGGGGCACACTGATACAAGGCCGTCCAGGCCCGCGCGCCGCCGAGGGGATCGGAGAGGTAGCCCCGTTTGAAGTCCCGCAGCCAGCGGTTGTCCTTCCCCAGCTCCGGGCAGAGGGCGTCCCCCGGCCTGCGTCCCATGGGATCGTTTTCCTCCGCCTCCACCGGGAGCCTGAGAAGCTGAGCGTTGGGTTCCGATTTCAGGATCCGGGCCGCCAGATCGTCCTCGTGCCAGGGGGTCAGGATCACGATGACCTTGGCCCCGGCGGCCAGGCGGGATTTGATGCTGTTCTGCCACTCCTCCCAGAGCTTATTGCGCCAGACCTCGCTGTCGGCCTCCTCCCGGCTTTTGATGGGGTCGTCGATGACGATGAGCTCCGCAGGGTTTCCGGTGATGCCGCTCCGGATGCCGCGGCTGATGAGACCGCCCCGGTGGTCCGCCAGCTCCAGGGTGTTGGCGCGATTCACCCTGCCAACTTGAATCTGAAACAGGCGGTCGCCGAAGCGCTCCACCTTCTCCCGGTTCCGTCTTAAAAAACGCTCCGCCAGCTCGTCGTTGTAGGCCGCCAGGATCACCCGGTGCTCCGGATGCTTCCCCAGCCACCAGCTTGGCAAACTCTCGGTAATGGTCATGCTCTTGCCGTGCTGGGGCGGGGTCTGGAGCACCAGGATGTCGTAGGCGCGGCCGGTTTCCGATTCCAGAAAAGCCTGCACCCGGTCGGCCAGGAAGCGGCTCAGCTTCGTCCGCCGCCAGCTTTTCCCATGGGTATAGGCCAGATAATCCCGGAAGTGCCGCCGCGCCAGTTCCCTTCTGGCCAGCTCCCGCAGGGCCCGCTTCGACCGGCTCACGGTTCCGGCTCCCGCGCGAGGGCGGCGAGCTCCGCGTCCGAAAGATCCGACAGATCCTCCGCCGCACCGTCCTCCCGCTGCTCCGGCTCCAGGGCCGCGTCCCGGACATATTTCGCCGCCGCGGTGTCGCCCTTCAATGCCTTGAGATACTGCCCCAGCAGCAGCGCGTCCGCCCCGGTGGGGGCATCCAGGCCCATGCTTTTCAGCATCTCGGCGGACTCGTCCTCCTCCGGCAGGGTCAGGGCGTGGTTCAGCAGCGCATTTGCCGCGTCACGGAGTGTGGCCGCCAACGGGCTCCCTCCTGGTGCAGCCGGCGCCGAAGGGACACCCCCGCATATGTCCCTCGTCCAGCAGATAGTGGCAGATGTTCCCCGGTCTCCGGTTGCTGTCGCAGTGGTCGTAGATGGGGCGGTAATATTTGCAGCCCAGGCACCAGGGCTCGTCCGGCCAGTCAAAAAAGCGTTCCCTCTGGTATGTTCTCTTCTTTCGCATGTGCATGCCTCCTGTCTGCCGGGTCTCAGACACGCTCCACCGTGTCGCCCACCCAGCGCTTCCAGCGCCGCAGCGCCGCCTCCATGCAGTCCGGGCACAGCCGCTCACCCGTGGGAAATTCGAAGTAATCATCCCCTCGCCGCAGCCGATCCCCGCAGTATTCGCATTTCTGCATGGTTTCTTCGATTCCGTTGTCCCGCAT